TCCGAGAATGCCATACAGTAGCAGGTGGTCAGACTCTGGTCTATGGGGATATAGATTACTGCGCTCCCTACTTTGGGTACTATGGTTAGTCCTGTTTCGCCCTCGCCTGCTATGGCGTTCAGCCTTACGTTGTAGATCTCCAGGTCGCCATCCCTTATATCGATAGTCCACTTCTCTGGGTCTACTCCTGTCACCTCGCCCACGCTTGCTGTCAGGTTGGTGTCTCCCCGTCTGCGCGCCAGTTCCAGCAGCCGCAGCAGGTTGTTTTCTGTCTCTGGTCTCATTTGATTTTGTAACTGAGTTCACACTCCCTGCGGTAGCCTGTATTGATACCGTATGATATCTTGACGCTCTTGACAAGGAACGTGCCTTGGCGGTCGGGATTGTCAGGATCCACAATAACAATGCTGTCGCCAGCACATACGCGGGGACGGCCGAAGCCTGTAATTTTACCTTCATATCCATCGAATACTAGTCTTTTAAGTTCGTCCTCTGCAAGTTTCTTGAGTTCAGCCTCGCTCTTGGCAGAGAAAGAGAGAGTACGTTTCTCGGCATCGTTGCCCTTGTATCCTACCACAACCTTTATCACCTTGCCCTTGGGGTCTTTGCCCTGGGCGGTAAACTGTATCCTCGAGGAGTCCTTGGTCACATACTTCAGGTCGTTTTTGGCCACATTCTGCTTGAATGTGTAGGTGTGGGTGTTGGTGCCCTGCATCTTGTAGGGATAGTGGGCTGAAACTTTCTTATTGGCTTCATCCACAGTAACCGATATTCCGGCCGATTTGCTTAGAGAGTCCACCACCTCGTATGGTGTGGCGTTCTTTATCACATAGCCGGTGGAGAGTGTGGCGTCCACGTTGTCTTCTATGGTGTATCCGCCGAACACAAATTGAAGCACCTCTCTCACGGTAGTGGATTTCCACGACTTGGTGATTTGCGGTGCGTGCTTGTATTTGTACCAGTAGTTCTCGCATTGCACCACCAATGGGGTGCCAGCGCCTATCTCGGTTACGTAGCCGGAAAACTCCGTGTGCATCTCGGGCTGATAGCCGAGCCGGATGATTACCTCGTCGCCAGTCTTGATGATATCAGTAAGCCGTGAGCCATCCTTGCGCTTGAAATTTCGTGGCAAAGTAATGGAGGCTGATCCTACGGCCTTGTCCACGCTCTGCTGTATCTCCACCGACACTATGCCGGTATTGTCGCCATAGAATTTCTGTTTGCCGATTGTTACTTCTGATTTTGGTACTAAAAACATTTTATGTATATTTGCGTTATACTTTAAACCCGATTAAACAACCCTTAAAGTACAGAACTATGAAGAAGTTTTTGCTCTCATTGGCGCTCATCGGCGCAAGCCTCTTGGGCCTTGCTCAGGATATATCCATAAACAAGGAGGAATGCACCATCGCTAAGAACGACAAAGTTTACAAACTGCACGGCAATGTGCGCATAGTAGATTGCGGCGAGGATTTCCGTATAAGGCTTGTAGACTGTTGCGAGGATTTCAGCATACGCCTCCGCGACTACGAGCCCAGCGACTGCCTTGAGTTCCGTGTAGTGGATTACGAGTGCGGCCTCCGGGTTCGCATTGTGGATTGCGGAGAAGATTTCCGTGTGCGCATTGTGGATTGGTCGCCAGAGTTTAGAGAGTGAGCTCTGCCGGCTTAATGCTCTTGGCCTTAAGCGTGTATTTAGCGGTGTCGGGGAACTCCTTAAGCATTTCCAGCTTTGGCAGGTTCTCGAAGTAGATTGCAAATATGCCAAGGTCGTGCAGCAATGTGCACTCCACTACATCGAACGTAGTATTGTACTCATACATCTTTGCGAAGTCCACGATTTTCTGCTGAGGATAATCGTGGCTTTTTGTATCTATCAATATGCCTTCCATCGTGATAGTCCACGGCTTAATGCCGAAACTCTCCACCACCACGGCATCGCTGCCATCTATGCTTGTGGTTATTATGTTCTTTCCCCGCTCAAAGCTGAGCATTGGCGGTGGTGCCAGCACACTATCGTCTTCTTCGGTAATAAAGGAACTCTTGAAGGAGATCTTCTTGCCATTGTCTGTGTTCTTTAGTACCAGGTCGGCGAATTGCTTGCTTTTCACGAATACGCCCACCTCGTTCAGCTTGCCTTGTATCAATCCTATGTTGGCGCGTCCCTTTCCTGCATTGTTTATGGCCGCATCCGCTCGTACCGCTTCAATGCCGACCTTCAGTTTCGCCTGGTCGGGCATATTGCACACTTGGCCAAATGCCGCCACCATCCTTTGGTTTATGTCTATGTACAGCATTATGGATTATTGCTCGTTCATTGAATGATTCTTGGCTCCCAGCAATCCCTTTTCCGCCAGCCATTGTATCTGACGGAATTTCTCTATCCAGATTTCGTCGGGTAGGTCTTCGGGAAATGGGATATGGAAGTAGAGGCTCATTAGAGCATCTATCTTCCTAACCTCATTTGCAAGTTCCTGTATGTAGTTACCCTCCTGGAGACCGCTGTCTATCTGAGGGTAACTCTCTACAAGTTTTTTATGATAGCAACTCTGTAGGGGAGTATCTTGCACAGCGCATCAAAGGCCGCCATAAAGAGGCCGTCATCTGCCTTTACCACGTCCTTGTGGCTAAGTACGCAGGCGTTCACAAGAATCTCCTTTGCCTTGTCGGGGTTCTTGTCCACCCACTTCTCGAACTCGCCGAGGGTCTTTCTGTCTGGCACGCGGATTACCACTTCCAGATACTCTGTGTTCTCGTCGTCCTTTGGCAGCTGCGCCACCTTTACCTTGCTCTCGCCGTAGCGTTCTTTCCAGGCTTTCACCATCTCTGCGGTTACGCCTTCCGGATATGTCTTTTCCATATTCTTTAATCTTTAAACTTTACTCTTTATACTTTACTCTCGCCTTACACATCGAACTCGATATTGAGGCAGAATAGCTCCATATCTGTCTCCACCGCGTCGCCGTCGCCTACCGACTTGCCGGTCTTCTTGAACTTCACAAGGAGTTTGTCGATGATGATCTCGTTCTCGTCGTCCACGAAAGTCACCACAATGGTGAAGGGCTTTATGGAGAGAAGGTCGCCGCCTGCCGCCTTCTCTATCTGGGAGAGCGACTTCAGACGCATTGTCATCGAAGCCTCGTAGGTTTTGTTGCCGAGGCTGTAACTTGTGGGCGATGCAGAGCCCAGACTGTAGTTGGCCTTGTGTTCCTGCGATACTGAGTAACTCAGCTTGGTGATTTCGTAGTCGATACTGCCGAGCATCGCTATCTGTACGTCGGCATTTCCGTACGACTTTCCGTTTTTTGTTATTGCGCTCATATCTACAATGTTGTTTTCAGGTTGATAGTTCCTTTTATCTCGTCGATCTGTCCGGTTGGCACCACCACAAACGACACTTTCAGTACTCTTGGCATTGATAGGAGGTCGCTGTTGGCGTCCACCGTGGTTTTTCCCCTGCTGATCTCTCCGTTGGCCTCCATTGGGCTGAATACTGCCTGGTCGGCAATGGCCTCGAAGTTTGTCACGAGAGCCTGTGGCAGTTTGCCAGTCTGTGGATCCACGGGCTGAGTGCTCTTTACGTATGGGAGAAGGGCCTTGCGGAGTCCGCGCACACACTTGTCGAGCACTCGTCCGTAACTGATTGTGCACTCGTTGAGGTATCCGTCCTTGTCCCTTACCGCCTTGGTGCAGGTGTAGTCGTTGTTCCAGAAGTAGCCTGCCGTGCCTGCGTAACTGATTGCGAAGATGAATCCGTGGTCGTCGAGTGTCTCCAACTGGCGGTCCCACTCTGAAATCTTCTTGCCGTTGCTGAGGCCTGCCACGGTCCATTTGCCCTTGGCGGCATCGGCTATGTTGCCTGTGCCCACCTCGCCAATGTTCTCATTTACGGCCTTGGCGCTGATGCAGCCGAGCATTGTGCCAACGTCAGCCATAGTGCGGCGTGCGTCGCTGAACTGGCTGGCGTATGCGTAGTCCTGACCAACACATACCGATACCTTGAATGCGTCGAGTTCCGACGAGCCCACCTTCAGGTTCTTCAGGTCGTCGGTGGCTGAGGCTGTATCGCCCTTCATTCCGTTGTACTCCAGTACTACCTGGCAGGGACGGAATGTCTCGAATGTCCAGTCGTAGAAAGCCTGAGCCTTGGCCACGAGTGCGCTGATATCTACACTCTCGGCCTCAGCGCCTGGTGTATGAGCCACAGCCAGTGTGCGGATCTCGCCGTTGCTGTCTGCTATGATCCTCTCTGCCGGGCCGTCATCTGCGAATACGCTCTCCTGTGTGCCCTTGTAGGTTTTCAGGTAGAGAGTGTTGCCCTCGCCTGCCATACGGAAGAATTCCGATACGTGGCGATATACTGCGCAATGGTTCTTTACATCGTATTCCTCGGTGATGCCCAATGCCTCAAGGTCGGCCATACACATAAGTTTTACGGTATCCATCTCCACGCCACTTGCAAGAAGTCCGCAGATGCCATCCTCGTTGTCGATAGTGCTTGGTCCTATCTTGCCTCTTGTAATGTTTACACCTTTCAATGATGCCATAATGTTTTCTATTTTTATCTTTAAACTTTAATCTTTCTACTTTAAACTCTCTTTAAAGTTGATTTTTCTCCTCATTGTAGAGGGCAGCCCTTACAGGGCATTGCGCGGAATGCTCGCACTCAGATATATGCTCTATGGCACGCCGTAGCCGTCGCATTTCCTTCTGAGTCTCCTTGAGTTCGTTTTTCAAGGGCTTTACAATAGCCTCCTGCAAGAGTTCCGAGCCTGTACGGAAGTTGTCCATCTCTATCTTGTCGGTGTTGGCTACTGCCTCGTCTTTCTTCGCCTTGGCTGTCATCAGCATCAGAAGACCTCCGCCAAACAGAAGATTGAGCACCAGCGATACTATTTCTATCCAGTTCATAGTCTCTAATCTTTAAACTTTAATCTTTACACTTTTTTAATAGTTTCGGGTGGCGATATCGCATCGCCAATGCCGGATATGTACTATCCGCCACAGCCATTCGTAGAGACGCGCCCTTGGCACGTCTCCCCGGCTCCCGAATTGGCCACTAACCGTGGCTCAGGTTAGGCTGTGGTTACCTTGAAGATACCTGCCTTGTCGTTTCTAATGGCGGTGCCACCTGCCAGAACCTCCGCAGAGATTACGTCGCCGAAGAAGAGCGCGTCCTTGTCGTTCTGGAAGATCTGAGTGTTGCCGAGGGCTCTCGATACTGCGCCATCGTGCCAGGCAAAGGCTGATACCTTGCTGGAGGCGGCGTTGTCCACCTTGGAGCGCATATAGACATCGAAGCCGAAGATAGTGCCAATGGTGCCGCGCTGTGCGTTGGCCGATGCCGAGAATGCGTACTGCTCTGCCGCCTGGAGGTCTGCGAACAACTCGCTGTAGGCGTCAGGTGTCATAATGATGCAGCGTCCGCTCTGTGGGATATCCTGCTTGTCGAATGCCAACTTGATAGCAAGGAGTGTGTCTCTGCTGAACTTGGCGGCTACTGTGCTGTGGCCTGCGCCGGTGGCCTTGGCTATCCAGTTGCTGAGCACCGAGAGTGAGATCTCCTCCTGGAGGGCGCTCTTGGCGTTCATAAGCACGGAGTTGATCTTGTCGTAATTCAACTGAATCTGCTCCACGTTCTGCACGAAGATTGGCTCGGTGCGGTACGCGTCGATCGCGTAGTTTACATCGGCATCGGTGCGCTGCGATGCCCGCATTGGAAATGTAGTGCCGTTCTTGGTGATTGCAGGCTTGGCGCCGGCGTTTGGCACGTGAACCTTCTCGCCATCCACAAATGCGCTGTGGTTGATGCTTCGCGAGATGAATGTGTTGTCTGCGAAAAGGTTCTCAATAAGGGTGTTTACCCAGTGTTCTTTGATAAGGTTTGCCATAGTATTTCTATCTTTAATCTTTTTCTTTACACTTTACACTTTACACTTTCCTCTTTCCTTACTTGCCGAATCTCTGCTTATAGAGTTCGTCGAATTTTGCAGGATCGTTTTTCTTGAGTTCCTCCAACTTGCCGGCCCTGAAGAGTGAGTCCCAGTCCTGTGCGGTCTCCTGGGTTTTGCCGTTCTCGGTCTTCAGCATTGCGGAAATGCTCTCAACTCTACTCTCTCCACTTTCCGCTTTCTTGGGATATGCGGCGAGTACTGTCTTCAATGCCTCCACGCTGATGCTCTTGCCGATGCTGGTGTAGGTCTCAATGTTGTCCTTGCTGATGCGGCCGTCGTTGATAGCGTCGTTTACAAGGGTTGCGATTGCCTCGTCCTGTGCCTTCTCGGCCTCCTCCATCAGTGCGTCGGTCATATCGGCCTTTGCCTTGGTGTGCTTGAGTTCTCGGATGAGTTCCTCCTCGGTGACGTTGCCGTCCATTCCGAGTACTGCCGCCATAAGTGCGACAATTTGTGTGTGGTTCTGTGTCTGTTCCATTTTAAAAGGGCTTTTAAGTTCGTTTAAATTGTCCATTATCCATTGTCCATTGTCCATTGGCGCGTAGCGCAATGTCACGTAGTCGCCTACTTTCAGTTCAGCGTTCTGGTCTATTGCCAGTGCGTCGTCGTTGGCTCCTATATCCACGATGCTCACCTCGGTGAGTTTGCAGTGCGTTACTGTGGGCCTTGTCTGTCCCGGCTTCCAGTTCTTGGGGTCGTCGTCGATGCCGGTGATGCTGATTCCGATGCTCGCCATACGGATGAATCCGCGGTCGAACTTGCTCTTGATCTTGCAGGCGAACTCATCTTCCTCGTCGAATACGGGTGTGCCTATCAGTTTGTCGCCATCACGTCGCAGGTTGGCCATCATACCTATCGGCATTGGCTTGCAATCTCTGAAGCCCATAGGTCGCTCGTGCATAAAGAGGATTATCGGGTTCTTCTGGTACTGCTCAATGTCGATACCGTCGGTAAGGGTTACATAACCGTAACAGTTTACGCTCTCGTTGGTTAGTACTATTTCCTTGCTCATTCCTTTATTCGTTCATTGGTTTCTGAGAGCAAAATTATAGCGTAACTCATTGTATTGCAAAAAGGTGTGCAACTCTTGCCGACATTTTTTTATTTCCCTTGTTTCAGCCATACTTTTGCACTGTATTCAATCATTAATCGAAAATCAAAAATCATAAATGAACTATGGCAACCAAGGCAGAACTTGAGAACAAGAAAACCATAGCCCGCACATTGTTTATGCAGGGCAACCAACAGAAGGAGATATCTGAGAAGATAGGCGTATCGGAGGCTACTGTAAGCAAGTGGGCCAAACAGGAATGCTGGGCAGAACAGCGCGCCGCCAAGAACATCGACCGTCAGACTCTCGTGAACAAGTGTCTGGCCTCCCTCGACAAGATTATTGAGGCCTTCAACAAGAATATGGAGCAACAGGAGGAGGTGGACGTGGCACAGTTCACAAAACTGAGCGACGTGATAGTGAAGACCTCCGCCGCCATCGAGCGTCTGGACCGCAAAAACGGCATCGTGGATATCATCAATGTATTCACGGCATTCCTCAACTGGCTTAAGATACGTATGACGATAGACAGCGAGGTAACACCCGAACTCCTGAAACCGATAGCAAAGTACCAGGATCTGTTCATAACTGAGAAACTGTCCTCCAACCAGGAGTAATTCTTTCAACTTTCAACTTTCAACTTTCCCAAATGGAGACCAACGCAGAACGCAAGCAAGCCATCGAGAGATTCAAGAGGCTTTGCGACGACATACAGTCTTCCACTTACATAGTGGAGGCCGAGACTCCCGACGCCAAGTTGAGGCGCATCGCCAAGGTGCGCTCCGATTTCGCATACTTCGTGGAGTATTATTTCGGCCATTACGCCAAGGATCGTGAGACTGGCGAGTACATTAAGCCCGCCAGATTCCACCGCGACGCAGCCAAGGAGATCCTTCAGAACCACGACCTCCGCGCCGTGTTCCAATGGCCTCGCGGCCACGCCAAATCCACATATATGGATATCATAATTCCTATGTGGCTAATGGCGCAGGAGAAACGCTCCATCAATGTAATGGTGCTTGTGGGTAAATCCGAGGACAACGCCATCACACTGCTGGGCGACCTTCAGGCCGAGTTGCAGTTCAACAAGAGATTCATCAACGATTTCGGCGCCAAGTTCAATGCCGGCGACTGGCAGGAGGGGCAGTTCGTAACCTCCGACGGCGTGGCTTTCTTCGCTCTCGGCCGTGGTCAGAGCCCACGCGGTCTCAGATACCGCAACAACCGCCCCGACTATATAGTTATCGATGACCTTGATGACGACGAACTCTGCCGAAACGAGAAACGTGTGCACGACCTCGCCGACTGGGTAAAGGAGGCTCTATTTGGCTGTTTCGGTGCAAGTGGAGGCAGATTCATTATGGTGGGCAACCTGATATCCAAGAACTCGGTGTTAAATCAGATGATAAACACAGAAGGTGTTTATACAAGCAAGGTGAACATCAGGAACAACAAGGGAAAGCCATCGTGGCCCGAGTGCTGGAAGGAGGAGCGCATCAGGGATATGGAGCGGTTTATGGGATACCGCGCATTTCAGAAGGAGTATATGAACAACCCCATCACCGAGGGCGCTGTATTCAGCCGCAAGGATATCCGCTATGGCAAGGCCCTTCCGCTCCACAAGTACACACAGTTGGTATGCTACACCGACCCATCGTTCAAGAACTCCGCCACCGCCGACTACAAGGCAACGGCGCTCATCGGCATCACCAAGGAGGGAGAATACCATATCCTGAAAATGTATGCCGCACAGACTTCCGTTACGGAAATGGTGCAGTGGCATTACGACATAATGGCCTACATCAACGGTGCTGTGCCTTGCCGATACCTCATAGAGGCCAACTTTATGCAGGACCTCCTGCTCGATGAGTTCAAGAAGGTGGGCGACCAGCGCGGTATGCAGGTGCCCATCATTGGCGACAAGAGACAGAAGGGCGATAAGTTTGCCCGTATAGAGGCTATGCAGCCATTGTGGGAGCGTGGCCTCGTAATCCTCAACGAGAAAGAGGAGAAGTCGCCCGGTATGACTGTGCTCGTGGACCAGTTGCTTGCCTTCGAGAAAGGATCGCGCGCCCACGACGACGCTCCCGACGCCGTAGAGTCAGCTATCTGGCAACTGAACCGCTCCAACAAAATAGACCAGTTCCCATTGATCACTCATTCAAGGAAGGAACTCACCAACAAGAACAGGTTCTAACTACTATCTACTATCTACTAACTACTATCTACTATCTACTATGTTCATAACCGATACAGATTTCGACGTGCAGATACGTCAGGAGATTCTTCAACTCCTCGACAACTCTGATGAAAAATCGGCCGTGGCGCTTGCTGAGAGAATGGCCACCGACCAGATAAGACAGTACATCGGCAGCCGATACGACTGCGACACCATATTCAGCGCCGAGGGAGATTCGCGCGACCACTTCATCGTGATGATCACGATAGACATCCTGCTCTATCACCTATGGAGCAAGAAGGCGCCGCGCAAGATTCCCGAGTACCGCAGCACCCGCTATCAGGACGCACTCGACTGGCTGAAGGCCGTAGGCTCCGGCGAAATGGACAGCGCTCTCCCACAACTCCCAGCCGACGACTACCAAGGCACAGTGCGCATATCAAGCCGTTACGCGCCAAACAACCACAAGTTTTAAATGGGTTTTAAATCAAAAATCGAAAATCAAAAATGAAGACTTCCATATCATCTTCCATCATAGAGGGTTTCAAGGATACCACAAGAGCCGACATTATGAAGTGGCGCAATGCCCTGAAAATCGCCCAGCATCCCACCGACCCTCGCTCGCATTATCTTCAGGACCTCTACGACAACCTGGAGAGCGACGGTCATTTCGTGGCTCAGAAGGAACTCCGCAAGGGTGCCACTCTCGGCTACGACTTCTCCATAGTGGACCGCAAGAGTGGAGAACTCAACCAGGAGAAGACAGACCTTTTCCGCGAGGAGTGGTTCTACAACTTCCTCTCTATGGCACTCGACAGCATTTTCCGTGGATACACCCTGATAGAACTCACCGACACCAAGGTCCTGCACTTCGAGCGCATACCATACCGCAATGTGGTGGGCAAGAACTCCAGGATATATCCCGACGTAATGGGCAACAAGTTCATCGACTACTCCAAGGGTTTCGAGAGTACTCTCATTCAGATAGGCCAGCCCGACAGTCTCGGCATTATGGCTGATGTCTGCGGTCAGTTGATATGGAAACGCAATGCCCAGCAATCGTGGGCGGAGTTCACCGAGAGGTTCGGTATGCCGCTCATCAGCGCCACCACCAGCAAAACCTCCAAGGCCGACATCGAACAGATAGACCAAATGCTTGCATCCCTCGGCGAGGCTGCAAGGGCGGTTCTCCCCGAGGGCACCACCATCAGCATACAGCCTTTCACCGGTGGCGACTCCTTTCAGGTGTTCGATACCCAGATAGAGCGCATCAATGCCGAAATCAGCAAGCCTATTGTGGGAGGCACTATGGTATCCGACGACGGAAGTTCCCGCTCTCAGAGCGAGGTGCACGAGCGAAACCTCGACGACAAACTCTCCGAGGCCGACCGCCGTATGATATCATTCGTGGTGAATGGTCAGTTGATACCTATGCTCGCCAAGTGGGGATTCCCCGTAAATCCCGATTCCGACAAGTTCCAGTTCAACCAGTCGTTTGAGTTGGACCTCACCCAGCACTGGAACATCGTAAACCAGATGATATCGCAAGGCTACGAGGTGGACGAGAAATGGCTCTCCCAGACTTTCAATGTGCCAATCACGGGCAGAACAAGAGTGGAGAGTGGAGAGAGTAGAGAGGAGAGACAGAGCCTCTACCGAAATTTTCGTTAGGCAGTTCCGTAAATGGCGAGGCCGAACTGCCTTTACTCTACCCATTGGTGGACCAGCCAATTGAGGAGAACTCTAATCTCTCCTCTCTAAACTCTAATCTCTCTGCCTTCGACAGCCTCGACCCCGACCTTCAGGCATTGGTGGGAGACCTCGCCAAGCGCATATATGGCGGCGAGGAGATTACTTTCGATAGCGACCTCCTCCACCATACCGCAAAGCCTCTGGTGGACGGTCTTCAGAAGGGATACGGCAAGAGCCTTGTGGAGGTGGAATACAACTCGCCCGACTACAAGGCCCTTGAGAACCTCACCAAAAACGCCTTCAAGTTCTCCGCAAGCAAGGATTTCCACATCCTCCAGGATATGACCAATGCCCTGAGGGACGGCGACAGGGTGCGCTCGTTCGACGAGTTCCGCGCCGAGGTGGACAATATAAACGTGAAGTACAATCAGAACTGGCTCCGCACCGAGTACAACCAGGCAATAGCCGCATCGCAGGCCACGGCACGCTGGCAGGAGTTTCAGGAGAACGCCAAGGCAATGCCTTTCCTCCAGTATCAGGCCGTAATGGATTCCAACACAAGGCCCGACCATCAGAGACTCCACGGGGTGATAAAACGTATCGACAATCCTTTTTGGAACACACACTTCCCTCCGTTGGGCTGGGGTTGCAGGTGCGAGGTTATACAACTCCCCGGCAAGAACCACAAGGAGACTCCCGACGGATCATTCCAAAAGCCCGACGTTCCGCCCCAGTTCCGTGAGAACTTCGGCAAGAAGCAACAACTGTTCTCGGATAAGCATCCGTACTATCAGAACAAGTGCCAAGGGTGCACCAAGACCGCAAAACTTGCCACTGAAAACAATTTGCAGTGTCAGGCGTGCCTGAATGGGGCAAAAGAATGTGCCAACTACATACACGAGGTACGTGATAAGAAGGAAAGTAAAAAGGAATGGGATAATATTGATACCCAAATATGGAACAAAGAACAATACTATCCCGAAACAGGAGGTTTCTCTGTTAGTCATCATAAAAAAGCCATAGATAACCTTTCTGATCCAACAGGAGGGACTCAAGGCGAAATTGAAGTTGTAAAGTTACTCGCTCAAAAAGGTAAAAAAATTTACCGATTGCCTGATAATGTAATTGACGACACTATTCCAATTTTAGGAACGCCATACTACAAGTTGTTAAAGTTTAATCCCAAAGATAATAAATGGTATGGTTATCCAGACCTCTACCTTGACGGGTACACTTGGGATGTTAAAACAACAAAATCAACCAAAATTAGTTCTATACGTGAACATATCAGAGACGGCAGGAAAGCTGATAAAGTAATTTTCAATTTAAAAGAAAGTTGCACTCTTGATTTGTTAATAAAAGCGATTGGGCTAGAAGTGAAATTCAGAGACCAAAGGAATGAGTTAAAATCGTTACCCGATATGTACGTAATAGATAATAATGGGGAATTGACTTGCTTGTTTAAAAAAAATGGGCACTCAGAATAGAGTGCCCTGTGGATGAAAAGCATTACTGCTCTACTTCCGACACAAAAGTACAAACAATATTTTAATAACCAAACAAAAACGCATAAAAAATATGAAAAACAAACTCTATTCACAAAATATCGTTATCTATTCAGACACATTGTATAGGTATATGTCTGAGAACGAAGAACGTATTCTATCCAAAATCCCACAAGGATTCCCCTGCGCAGACTTGTGTTCATCCTTGTTTACAGGTGAGGATTGGGATGACTATACAGGCGAATTATCGTGCGATATCGATGATTACGATGTAGATGATGATTACGAAAATGCAAGGCTTGCCATTATACAGACCATCTACGAGGATTATCCCGAGTTGCAGGACGAGACAGTTGAAGTAGTTCGCCAATAGCGCCCTTTATTCTTTTACTCATTAGGGGCCTCCTTTGCGTGTTACAATCAATTCTTCCACGTTACGGGAATTTCCGCTACGGCTGATAATTAAAGACTTAGCAACTGATAAACAAACATTTTTTTAATTGCAAAACATTATGGCAAAAAAAACTCACGAATTGAAAATAATACCTCAATATTACAATGACATATTGCACGGCAATAAGAGATTTGAGGTTCGTAAAAATGATAGGGATTTTCAAGTTGGGGACATTCTAACTCTACAGGAATACTCTGAGGGCAAGTATACAGGCGGATATATTGACGTAAAAGTCACATACATTCTCAACGATCCGCAATTCTGCAAAGAAGGGTACATTGTTATGGGATTCCGAAAATTGCCATATAGCCGTGATTGGTAACTATCAATGGCTCAACGTTGTTAGATTTTCTAACAACGCTCACCCCCCCTGTAATAGGGATCAATAAAAAAGGCACCTCGGAGACCAGGTAATCTCTTTGGTGCCTTGAAAAATATACATAAAAAGCGTCATTAATGTTTTGTTTCTGTGAACCTGTGCACTTTTTTTTGAATTATCGCTTATTATCCTTTGGGGATCTTGGCGGTTTTCGCCAAGGTCAGTTCTCCTGCCCTTGCCTAGTGGGACTCACACCCACCCGGACG